TCTCACCGATAGCAACTACTGATGTGGGCATACCTGCTCGATTCAACGGCGTCCAATCAATGGAAAGTGGTTTATAGTCTACTACATGCGTTTCTCCGTTGACCTTCTGAAGTTTCGGTACGCCATAGATACTAACTTGACGAATGGCTTTCGCTTTAATCCAACGCTTAAGGTCAGGTGCCGCTTTGTCGATTACTCCACGGAAATACGCTTTCCCGTCTTTCCATAACGCCCCTACCCAGTGAGTGACCGGAGTGGGAAATTCATAATCGATGTTTTCGGGCTTTTGATGTCCAAGGAATCCGGGAAGCCCTTGCGACATAACTTCTCCTACGATAGCTTTCAAGGCTTCAGGTGTATAATTCCAACCCCGCCTTGATTTACCCGCCGGGATTTCTACCACCACCTCCATTGGTTCAGTGTCTCCCGCTTTCAATGTATTCAAGTCGACCCAAGGAGCTAGCGGAACATCCTCAATCTGCATTTCACCGGAGATAACAGCTTGCACGGAAGAGATTTCCCCTACAACTTCCATTAGGGATTGTGGTGGTTCAAGTTCAAGTTCCCGGTAATGTCTTAGCAGATGCCTTGCCGCCCCTCGTTTCTGCTGTGGCGTCAGGTTCGGCTCGTTCCGGGCTCCGGCAAGTGCAGCAGCTGCGGCAATAAGACCGGCGCGGTTAAGAACAATCCGGCCGTCATCCCTGATCTCGTGGTGAGGGCCCCAGCAATCATCCTGAGTAAGGTCTTCATTAACGGGAGCTTTAACCACTGCGTAAACCTCACGTACAGCCGCCGCTATGTCTTCCGCGCCTTCTTCAATGCCTTGTTTTAATAATCTCCAAATGTGGGATTTGTCAACACTCCCCCAATCGGCAGTACTGACTGTATCCGTAATCGAAAACTTTTCCGGCACTCTCTCACCTCCCTTTCAAGGGCATAAGAAAAACGCCTCAGTTTTCACCTCAGCGTTTAGTTACGTATCTCCCAGTTTTCATATCTCTTATGACTAACTTTTGATGTCTGGAATGAATCTCAATTCGCTTTGAAGGAGAATTTTCGTAAACCTGAATTGGTTGGTTTTGATTTTGTTTCTCCTCCATTGTCCTCCTTCCTTTCATTTTTCTGGTATTCGTTCTGGACAGGGTTCTTCATTGTGACGATATTTTTTAGGTTTTGCTCCGAATTCTGCGCAGGTAGCATAATCCAAGGCATTCTTGCAATATGCGCACTGCGACAATTCAATTATAACCTCACCCTTCTTCCAGCTGAATCTATCAGATCTATCCTCAGTCATTGTATCACCTCGTTTAACTTTTTGCCTTCTGACTATATTATACTATATGGTACCATTTGTACAAAATTATTCATGCGGCCCTACTGGAACAACATGAAGTATCAAATTTTTCTTCTTCCGACCTAGGTAGGAAACTTCGCCTATTTCTACATCCAACACCCTGAATTTTTGTCCGGGGGCAAACAGATACTCCCTTTCGCCTTGGAGTTGGGATACTTCTTCTAGGAATAACCCGCCCCTGAAACCTTTGGGTGTGTAAATCCGTATCTCCAAATCTTCTGGCTTAACAAATATACCTTGGCGGTAGGAAGTACTCAAAAATCCTTTATCTTGTATCACTGAGTCAATCAATTGCTTCTTCAGTTCCGGCATCTTACTAGTATCACCATTCACCACTACTTCCCGAGCCATCTTCAATACTTCCGGACCGGCATGGTATTCTAATGTTCTCAACCAGTTATGACGATAGAATATTGAGTTTTGGCTCAATGGATTGGCTTTTTTGATAAGGTTGGTTAAAGTCTGAATCCCTTTCTTGATTTCTTCGCTAGCCGCCTCCCCTATTTCGGGAAACCTCAAGGCTTTGTTGTATTCTCTATAACCTAACCCTGTATAATACTCTGCCGCTTGCTGTTCCTCGGGGGTACCTTCATGTACTAAGAAATGACTATGCTTTTTTACGTCCTCAATTGGATTTTTCAAACCGTATTCGTTTTCGTAATCGTTTGGCTGGTATTTTTCATACAAATCCTCGAAATCGTCTAGATTGATTACGTCCTCTTCCTCTTCGGCTATCTTCTCCATAGCCTCTGCGGCGGTTTTTGCTACTGATTCAGCAGCTTTTTGAGAGGCCCTGGGCAATTTCCCCTTACCTTCTCCAGGCTTGTATATATTTTGATACCACTGTTCCAACTCTGGTTCGCTTTCGGGGTTTTCGGTCCATTTCTTCAATCTTTCCACAAACTTTTCCGGTTCTTCGTGTACCGGAACAAGCGTACAAATGCAATTTGGGTGAGCCGGGTAAGGTGGTTCATCGCCTGGGGAGTAAACTCCGCGGCCTAATCCTTCATCATGCTCCGCCAGAGTATCACAAATGTCAACCATCGGGTGACTATGCGAAAGCACCCACTTCATACCGATATAGCTTGGGCTGACCCTTGCCGCTGCTATGGTTCCTTCACCAAAAGCTGCTGTCATCTCTGTCCGGGCCAGCCTTAAGGCTTCATAACTGATGTTCCCGGGAATACGTCCTTTCATCCGTTTCATCATATTAGGATAATCCTTAGCTAGAGTTTGCGCTCCTTGCCTGACATACTGCTGGAGCATCCTAGCTGTTTTCACGGCATCTTGTCCAATTGCGACGGATTCTTGAATCAAGTCCCTCATTATGGTACGGTAATTTTCGCTTTGTTCCCAAATCCTGTCTGATAAATAAAGTCCATTTCTCGTCCTCGCCCAAACTGCTTCGACGGCTTGCTTATTTACCCGGCTGAACAGTTTCCTTATCCCGGAAGTCTTCAATCCCGCCTGGTCAAATAAATTCAATACAACGCCTTGAGTGTATCCTGCCCCCGCTTTTGCAGCGGAATTAATATAGTCAACGAAAGCCTCTGTTAAACCTTTTTGAATCCGTTCAGCTTCCGCTCGCAAAGATTTCTCCAGCTCTTTGAAATGTTTCTTTTGTATTTGGCCCGAAACCGTAGTTGTTCCAATTTGCTTCAATTCTTTGGCAATCCTATCAGCTGAACGAATATAAAGGTTTGCAATTTCCTTATCTTGTCTTAATCGTAATTGGATGTATTGCTTTCGTGCGGCTAATGCCCATTTCTGGTAATCACTGGCGGCTTTCTTGATTTCGTCTATCTCCTTAGCCATCGGCTATCATCCTTGGTTGCTTTGATTCTGATTCTGGTTTGGATTCAGCACTTTTTCTATATCTTCCAATTGATTAAGTAATCCTTCCGTATCTTCCAGCCTACTTCTTAAATACCATGACTTAATAATCCTTTCTCTTTCACCGGGTATTTCAGGGTCGTCAGATTGATACTCATACATCGTGTCAATGTACTGCGCCAGCAGATCCACAGCAGCGTCAAAACTAATAAATCCACCCATAAGGGCAGTGTTAAGTGCATTCACTAAGGTGTTAATGGTGTCTGCGTACTCTTTTTCATCCCGCTCGATAATGGCATCCCAGGTGATTCCCACTTCGTAGCTCTCGAATTTTTTGCCGGTAATCTTGCTATGCATAACCAAGAGCATACGGGCCAGGGTCTGCCAGTTCTCTGTAACCATCTCCCGCTTTCTCGCTACCCGGCGAATGAGTAAAGGCATTTGTTCTTTTACACTGGCATGACTGCTAGGAGTGTGTACTCCGAAAGCAAACTCAGGTACTTCAGACACGTCTACAATGCAGTAGAACAATAATTTTAAAAGGGCTTCTGCATCACCAATTGTCGATTGCGCCTCGATAAAGCTAGCATCCTCTTCATCTGTGAATATGAGCAACTCATGGCCTTTCAGGTCGATATTTGCCTGTTCGCCCCTCTGGACTGCCTTTAGTGCCTCGGGAAAATTGTTCTGCAGGAAGGACTGTACATCCCGAAGCTTCAGCTTCAGCCTTGGCGTTGAATGCATCTTGCTACCCTGCATGGCGTGGAGCATAACGTCATGGTACGCCTTCAGGTAAGGCTCTACTGTCTCCAGTTCACTTGTGCCATATAGCTCTGTTTCCTCCGGCTCATTCTTGAAGTGAATTATCGGAATAAATCCCCAAGGGTTAGGTCGTATTTCATTAGTCAGGCCTTCCGGAGCGTCACCTTCAACTTTCAGTACAACCTTATCGGCAGTAAACTTCTGCAACACGATATATTCTTTTTCCTGTCCTTCTTCATCCTTCCACTTTGCCCGGGCCTTAATTGTGTAAGCCTTTGGCCTCCTGGTAATCGGGTCAAGGTCAATATCCGCTATCTGCTCTGGCGGAATGATAATAAAATCAATCCGGTTTTCCTCATCTGGATAAAGTGGGTCATCGTTCTCCAGGTTGGCCAGCATTACAAAACAATCACCATCCCGCAGACAGAGTTGATGTACCCTTTGCATTCGGCTAACCCAACGGCTTACATGCTCGTCCAGGACTTCTTGGCCCTCTTCGTCCTTACACCGGAACCTTGGTACACCCATGAATCCAGCCAACGTGTTTATGATAGGCTTGGCAAACCCGGCTCCCAGTTTGTAATCGTCATGGGCATTATGATACAACTGCCGGGCCAGATCATAGTCTACCCGGCTACTGTTCAGTACATATGGAACATTCCAGTGGCCGCCAATAAGGCTTCCAAATTGGCCGAATATATTTTGACGCAGTTTCGATATTTCTCCAACAGCCCTTTTAAACCATCCTTGTTTAGCCATAAATCCTCGCCCCTCTCAGTAGCCCTACTCCGTTCATATTATACCCAACCATATCATCTTCCAATGCATACCTGGTAGCGTCGATGGAGTGATCGTCTTTGTCTGGGAATTTGTTTTTGATCATTCCGCTCCGATCTGTTTCTAATGCATAGTTAATAAATTCTTTTGCAGCTAATGGACAACGCTGAGGGTCAATGATAATAGCCTCAAGGTCTTGTAACCATTTGATCCCGAACTCTACTGAACCCGGACCTTTCTTCGCAGGTGTTACCCTCAGGCCGTAACTTCTCAACTCATCAATTGATTTCGGTTCTGCACTATCTGCAATAGTAATTATATCATTGTATTTTTGAATCTTCATATACAGCAACCTATTGGACAAGTTCAATCCAGCAACCTCTGCAAATAGGTATAACCGACGTCTTGTACTATCATAATGCAAACGCTCAAAACAAGCCGGATGAGCTGCATAGCCAAAGTCCAATCCCTGACGTATTCGGTCAAACCGCGCAATTTGTTGTTCATCGGTAATGGTTTCAAGTATTACATTGGTGAATACTTCCAAGCCTGTTCCGGTTTCTTCTCCGAGGTATTCATGTCTGTATGCAAGTTCATTCGTCCGCTTTAAATGTTTTGCATC